AATAAAGTTTCATACCTTTGTAATTAGTCAGGATAACGTACAATTTGTATTTTCATTCCATATAAATAATTATGCTTCCAAGTAGTAAAAGTGATATATATTCAATGGTAGCTAATGATTGTGGAAAGAGTAAAGCTCTTGTAAAATTTGTTATACAAGACTTTGAAATGAAATTAAAACATGTACTACGAAATCCACTAGAGAATACTAAATATGTACTACTAGAATGGTTTGGTAAGTTTAATCTAAAAGATAGAAAACTATTAGCTAAACAAAAGAAACTAGAAATACATAGACCAGACAGTAAAGAAATGGAATATATTAATAACATTATAAAAAAGTATTATGACAAAGAAGAGGCATGACAAACCTGTAATGAGTGTCAATGTAGCTGAATTTGCAGCTGCTAATTTTCCAGACCCTAATAGAAAAATTCTATTTACTGGAATGGGTGGAGAGTCTTCAGAAATAGCTAAAGAAACAATAGATATGGCTAGAGCTACAGACCATTGGGAAAAAACAGAACAACTGATTAAAGATTATAATAATAATCTTACTACATTAGATGAAGATTATAAGAATATTACTCCAGTACATATTGCTGTAGTAAGAGCTTATCATATTGAAGCTACAAGAACTAAATCAGGATTAATTATTGCTCCAAAGATTCCAATGAAAGAAATGACACAGAATGGAATTGGTATTAGGCAAACTATTGATTCACCGTGGGCTTTTTCAAGAAAGTGTGTAGTAGTTGCTGTTCCTGAACATGTTACTCATGTAAAAGCTGGAGATATAGTAGAGATAAATAGAAGATGTGTATTAGCTGAAAAACCATCAGTAGATACACCAGCTCATTTAGCTCATGGGTTTACACTATCTGATTGGTATGATTTTGAAGCACCAACAGATATTACTAATAAGCATTTTGGTTATTTAGCTGTAGACCCAATTAATGATATTACTTTAATCATCAAAAAATCATAGTTATGCCTAAATTTGTTGCTAAAGCTGGATGTCATACCGTTAATATCGGTGAATTCATGACTGAAATTGGAGAGAAGTACATTAATACCGATGGTAAAGTTGTACTTAATTACAGTACTGCTGTAAAACTTATTCAATTTGTTTATGACAAAACAAATGAAAGTTTTATAGAGTGTGAGGGTAAAGAATTACAAATTGGTTTACCTTCAGGAATGTTTGGAATGATTCTTAAAATGGTATTAAAAACAATTGGTCTTGAAATTAAGTTTAGTGAGAAAGTATCTGACAAGGCATCCTAAAGATTTATTCAAGGGTTTGGTTTTCATTGTGAAAGCCAAACTCTCTCTTTGGTTGATGACTGAAATGCACCCATTAGAAAAAGCTAGAAGGTGTAAACTATGCTTTGAAAAGGGTTACTGTATAATTTGTGGTTGTGATTTTGATGAAATGGTATTAACTAATAAAAAATGTCCTGATGGAAAATTTTAGTAAACTAGTAGCAACAATAGTACAGAGTTTGATATACGCTAAGTATAAACATTGGACTATTAGAAGAACAGGAACTCATGAAGCATTATCTGATTATTACGAAGAACTACAACCTTTAGTAGATACATTAGTAGAAATCTATATGATGGATACATTTAATATTGTACAACCTAAATCATTAGATATTCCACCATCAGATGATGTAATTACTTATTTCAGAGGATTGAATAATATGATTAAGTCTTCAATAGCTACAGAAAATGATGAAGCTATTAAGAATGTACTAAGTGAGATATCAGCTAGTGTAAAACGTTGTTTATTCAGATTAAAATTAGATGAAATCTATGTTGGAAATTAATTTAGGTGAACACAAAGAAAATAGTGTAGCTAGTACAACAATAACTTTCGATGAACCAGTAGAACATACAGAAGTATCTTGTGGATGTTTATCAACTAGTTTTAAAGATAATATTGTAGCACTAAATATGAGTGTTGGTAAAGTAAAGAATCCTGATGATGAATTCTTTGATAGATTTGTACTATTAAAGATTAACAGTAAGGAATATATTGTTAAAGCAAGAGTAATAAGATGATTAAGATAAACTATAGAATACTAGACCAAGCTACTAACTTTTGGGAAGTAAATCCACAGTTTAAGATATACTATCCATTTCATTTGCTCTATGATAAAGATAAGTCTAAAGATAAAGATTTCTCATCACGACAAATGTGGACTGTATTTTTTATGTGTGACCCTGATGAACAAGATAATATATTCTATAGACTACCATTTAAAGAACGAAAAAAAATGTTATCAGAAGTTTTCGTTAAAGACTTAGACTGGGATAATCCAGACTTTGTTAAATGTTTAGATGCTTATCCAATAGAATGTATGACTGCTGTACAAAGAGCTTACGCAGAAGAAAAGAATCAATTAAGAAAAAGAGCTAAACTAATAGCTGATACTGAATTAACTTTAGATACTACAGAGTTTCTTGGAGATAAAACAATAGTAATAAAAGGTACTGCAACACAGATAAATATGTTACAGAAAGATTCTCTATCTATATACCAAAAGTATCAAAAGATAGAAGAAGAATTTATGAAAGAGAAACAATCAGCAAGAGCTAAAGGTGGTTCAAAATTAACTAAATCAGAAAAAGGAGACTTATGGTAGAGATACAAGTAAAACTAGTAAATAACAACAGACCTGGAAGAAAGTTAAAAGAACTAAAAGGTATTGTAGTACATTGGACAGCTAATGTAAAACCTACAGCAGGAGCAGAAGCACATTTAAAATATTTTGGTAATACTACAGTACAAGCTAGTTGTCATTATGTAGTAGATGATAAGAATATTATACAAATGATTCCTGATAATGAAGTAGCATGGCATGTAGGTGATAAACCTAGACGTGCTAATCTTCCAGTTAGACGACAATTAGTTCCAGCTGGAGATAGTGCTAATAATTATTTTATTGGTATAGAAATGTGTGTTAATACAAATAGTAATTTTGCTGAAACATTAAAGAATACTAAATATCTTATTAATGTATTACTTGCAAGACATAAATTAACTATTGATAATGTTTACAGACATTATGATTTAACAGCTAAAGATTGTCCAATAATGTATCAACCTAATTATGTTGAAATGCAATATTTTGATTGGTCATGGATAACATTTAAAGAATATGTCAGAAGTAGTAGCTAAAGTAACTACTTGCAATAGTGAGTGGGAGTTTGAGTGGATAAGAATAGAAGATTTAGAAGGAATACTCAATCAATTTAAACCTGAAAGATATCACCCTGATGATCCTCGTTATAATCTATTTTGGCAAACTGTGAGGTCTAAATGTATAGAAGGCATTTGGTATCCACAGTTTGGTCAATATAGATATGTACCTGGAAGATTAGGATTCTATGGTAATTATTGCACTATTGTAGAAACTGATAAGAAAACAAAAGCTAGATTAAAACTTAAACCTAATATTAGAGATATAGAATGGCATATTGCTTATTATTATCTTGAAGCACAAGGATTTTCAGGATTTGAAGATGATGATGAATATACTTGTAACTGGAAAGTATTAAATCCTGATGCTTATCATATATCATTAGAAGAAAAAGTTACACTATTCAATAAGAAAGGATTCTTAAAAGAATTTATACATCCTAGAGATTATTTATTTCAACTCCATGATAAACCATTAGGAAGACCATTATATTATAATGATGCTAAGAATTTTGTTATACTTGGTTCTCGAGGTGGTGGTAAATCATATACTGCTGCACTAATGTGTATTCTATTTGAATTAATATTTGATGGAGAAAAGTATTATAAACCTGGAGACACTAGAAGGGAATTAAAAGCTGAAATAGATTTAGGTTCAGGAAGAAAAGATAAATCTAGTGAGTTAGCTGAAAAGATAGAAGCATCATTAGATGAATTAGCATTAAATCATGAATTTGGCGTATGGGGTAAACCTGGAGATGAAGACTATGAACCATGTCCATTTTGGAAAAGAATGACTGGGCATATTAGTGCTAATAATAAAGATAATCCGTGGCGTAATACTACTCCAGTAAAAATTAAGAATGAATGGAAAGAAATAGGAACTGGTTCTACACTATATCATAATGTTTATTCTACTAATAAAAGAGATGGTGGACAATCAGGAGCTGGTGGTAGAAGAAATCTTATAGTATATGAAGAAATAGGATTGATGGAGTTATTCATAGAAGCATGGTTATCAAATACAGCGGTAGTTAAAACAGATGGTGAACAGTTTGGTGTACAATGGGGAATTGGAACTTCAGGTAATATAGAAACACTACATGATGCTATGAAGATATTCACACATCCTGAAGATTATAATTGCTTGAAATTTAGATATGGAGAACAAGACCAATGTTTATTTCTACCAGCATATATTACAGATAAAAGATTTAAAGATAAAGATGGTAATACAGATATTTCTAAAGCTATAGCATTTTATCAAGAAGAAGAAAAGAAAGCATCTAAATCTACAGACCCTAAAGTATTAATAAGACAAAGAATGAACTATCCATTGAAAATCACAGATATGTGGTTATCAGAAGGTGGTACATTACTTCCAGTAAAAGAAGCTGAAGAAAGAGAAAGAACATTAATACATGATAACTTATACCAAACATTAGGTACAGCTATAAAAATGTATTGGGATAGTGCTGCACAATATGGTGTTAATTATGAGATTAAAACAAATCCTAAACCTATTTATGATTTTCCAATTAAAGCTGGAGATGAATTAGGTGGTGAATTTATGATGTATATAAGTCCTGATAAATTAAAGATAAATGGTATTATTCCTAATGATGCTGTTATTATACTACACGACCCATATATATCAGATGAGATGGATAAAGGAGGTTCATTAGGTGCTACATACTTTATTGTAAATCCTAAATATGAAGTATATGGACTTCCAGGAAATGATATGGCTGCTACATACATAGGTAAAAACTTAGATGGTATAGATAGATATAATGAAACACTAGAAATGGGGATGGCATTATATGGTAATCCAGTTAGAAACTTATGGTATGAAGCTAATAGAGGAGATAGACTTAGAGCTTATTTTTTAAAGAAAAGAAAAGCAGATTTATTATGTCTTAGACCACAATTCGAACAAGGTCAGTTTATTTATTCCAGAACTGTAAGTCAAACTGGATATATAGTAGGAAATAATTTAGCTAAAATATCATTAGTAGATGCACTAAGAGATTGGCTTTTAGAAAAAAAAGAAGTTAATGGGATAGAATATTCTAACTTAGAAAGAATTCCATGTATATTTACCGTTAGACAAATAAAAAGCTATAATCTAAAAGGTAATTTTGATGGAGTATCAGCACTAATGGGCATAACATTAGCTATTGGTGAGCAGAATCATAGAATGATGAACAAAACAAAAACTGTAGCATTGCAGACAATACGTAATCATATAAATAATAGATGGAAGCGGTATTCAACTTAAGAGAAAAAAATAAATCAGAAGATTGGTATAAAAGCGTAATGAATACTATTGTGCCTTTTAATAATACCAATATGGAATCTTATGAGAAGTATAGGCTTATCTATGCTATTCTTAATAATGATGGTAGTGTATTATTCAGGCAACTCTATGAGTTATGTAATCCTGAAGGAGATATGTTCAAATTACCATTTGAACAAGATAGAGAAATAGTTATCTATAATAGATTATATCCTAAGTTTATGTATCTCGTTGGACAAATGCTTAAACGAGGTGATAATTTTGATGTATTATTATTATCTGATAGAGATAATGCTGCAAAAGATGAAGAACTAAAAAAAGTATTAGAAGCAGCTATCAATCAAGAGTTAATGATATTCCAGGCACAACTGGAAGCTGGAGGTGCTAATGCAGAACAGATTGAAGAATCTATGCGTACTATGCCTAAACCAGAAGATATAGATGTAAAGAATTTTAAGAGTGAGATGGAAATATTCTATAATGATGTTGTAGAATATTTTAAAGTAAAGTTTGATATTAAATCATTAAAATCATTATCATTTAAACATGTACTAGCAGTAGATAGATGTTTTATGGTAGTTATAGAAAAGAATGGACAACCACATCCATTAGTATTAAATACACTCCATTGTGGTTTTCATAAGAATAGTAATGAAGAAAGAATAGAGAAAGGAGATTATTGGTGGTATAGAACACCAATTACTGTTACAGAAGCTATTGATGAACTAGAAGGTAAAGTAGAAGATGATGTACTTGAAAGATTAAGAGGTTATACTTCATCTAATTATTTAACTCCTAATAGTGCTTGGGATATTACTGGAGGTAAAGCTAAATCTCAATATAACTATCTTAGTGTAGAAGAAGGAATGGAATCAAGATTTCATGATAACAGATACATAGGACAATCAACAGGAACATCTGGAGATAGAAGATATAGAGCTAATCAGTTAATATGGAAAACTTATTTAGAGTTTAAAGCTTATAGAGAAGTTATATTTCTTACTATGTTTAATGAATACAATGAAGTAATTACTGAAGTTGTAGATAGTAAATATCCTATTCCTGAAGATGCAGCTACTACATTTATTATTAATAGATATAATCAGAAAGCTAAAAGATATGAATGGATAGATGAATTTGGTAATGTAGTATATGCTGAAAAGATGTATATACCTAGAAGATATGAAATAACTAGATATGGTTATGATATATTTACTGATATGAGAGAAGTTCCTAATCAACCATTATCTATTGATAATCCTTATGATTTTGAGTTATCTTGTAAAGGTAGAATATTTTCAGGATTAAATGCTGAATCTATATCATTAGTAGAAAGAGCATTACCATCACTATTACAATATACTTTTGTTAAAGACTTACAAAATAGAGAGTTAGCTAAATACGAAGGTTATATAAAGAATATTGATGCTAGTCAGATTCCTGATTATCTCGCTATGGATGAAAATGGTAATCCATTATATGAAGGTGCTGATAAACTAAAAGTATGGAGATATCTAAGACGTACATTAGGAGATAGTTACTATGACCCAACAGCTACTACATCAGGATTACCAAACAATCAAAGAACTACAGCAGTAACAGCTGAACAAGCTGGTTCTATTGCTGAGATAGTTAATATGCAACAGTTGCTAGATTTGATAGATAGAGAAATGGGAATGCAAATGTTAGTACCACCACAAGCTGAAGGTATATTTTCTCCAAGTTCTAATGTATCAGATAATCAACAAGCTATAGCACAATCTTACACTATGGCTGAAGAATATTTTAGACTACATCAATTAGTAATAAAAGAAACAGTAAACGAATATGTTACACAGTTTACTAATTATTATAGAAGATTCTTTGAAAACAATCCTGAAAAGACTGAAACATTCCTAAATTATGTTACTAGCGATGGAACAAAAAAGACTATAAGAATTAAACCAGAGTTATTAAATCATGAAGATTTAGGAATATTATATTTAACTTTAATTCATGGAGCATACAAAGCAGATGTTTATTTTCCTAAATTGCCAGATACACTCAAGGTAATTGTAAAAGAAAATTATGTAGAATATTCTATTTTTACTTTTTCTAGGAAATTAGACCACCCAAATAGTATTTAATTTCTCTATCTATTTTTAAAAATTTTTCTCCTGCGCCAATTTTGTCATTTGCTAAAAACTTATAAAGTTCCAGATTGGCTTTTGTATTGTTATTTCTCTCGTTTGTAATATATTCAGTTATGTAATGAGATAAAATTGGATTTAAATCATATTCATTTGCTAATTTTTTTGCAAATTCTTTATCTTTTAATTGATTAAGTTTAAAATTTTGTATTTTATTTTTTCTGTCTTTTAATTCATGTTTGCTAGGTTCAGCATACCAAGACCACCAGTTTTCTTGAAATTTTTCATCTTCTTTTATGAATTCTTTAAATGTCATTGTTATTCCTTTACGAATATTCAATCCAATTCATAGAAATGCCAGTTTTAACAGTTCCAGCATCAGAAGTGCCTGTTATTGTAATTATGTCACCAGTATGAATAGTAATAATTCCAGCTAAAACATCAACAGTTGTATAAGTATTTACAGTTTGATGTTCTGCTCTCATGGCATTTGACAAATTACCACCTGAAAATCCACTAGAAGATGTATCATAATAAACAGAACTATTTGCCCCAATAGAAGTCCAACTTGCAGTACCTGTTAAAGTTGAATTTCTGTAAAAATTAAATGTAACAGCATCTGCTGCTGAAACTGAAATTAACAATAATGCACATTGAATTCTAGAGTTTTTGTTTTTAAAACTTGATTTGTTGTACAATGAAGCAATATATGTCTCAGAACTACTAACACTTTTATTATAGGAAAAAACTTTTTGATTTCCACCTACTATTAAATTTGAATTTCCCTCTACAAATGCAGCAGCGTTTCCAGTAAACATTTCAATATTACTACTTGTGCTACCATTATTTGCATAAAAATAAAATGGCATAGTTGGATTTGCAAGCGAAGGAATCGTGCTAGTATTTGCAAACTTTATAGCATGAACTCTTATTAATCTTCCTAAATTTGGATCTTCAATATAAAA